TTTATGACGAGCTGCGAATGATTTTCTTGCATCTTTATTGTTAAGTTTTACTTTGAGACCTGTTGTGTCTCCCCATGTAATCTTTTTGACTTTGTCTCCGTCTTTCACATAGACGTAATATTTTTTTGGGCCACCGACTTTTGGTTTGTTGAGTTCGGGTTGTTTTTCTTCTTTTTCCTCTACTATCATCGGACAATCGAGAGGGACTAATTCACCCTCATATACTTCGAATTCACCTAAATCAGTCTCTAGTATTTGTTTGTCAACCTCTGTAAGTGTGTATCGACCCTCTGCAACTAGTTTACGTGCTTCTTTGATGGTCTCAAAATACATCATAGAACCTAATCTAAACGGATTGTCTAATAGGTTTGTTTTCTCCTGTTGGAGTGTATCAAGTGTTTCGCTGATTGCAAGTTGGTGAAAGGTTTTCATTATCCACCTGCTTTCTTTGCGAGGTCTTTGTCTGCACCACCCCATGTTCCTTTTGATTTAGTGACAAAGGAATTCACTCTTGCATGTCCCCATTGGACTGCTGTAGTGCCTGGTCTATGACCTGATTGCCATGCCTTTACACCTCTTTGGAATACTTGTTTGAGTATACCTAAAGATATACCAGTCTTCTCCGCCTTTTTCTTTAATGATGCATCAGGACTTTCTTCTAAATCTTCTTCTTCAACTTCTGCAATTGATTCTTCTTTAAGTCTTACTTTGATTGCTTCGTTGTAAGGGAAACCTTTTAAAGGATTATCAAACACTTGACCGAAGTGTTTCTTTTTCTTTTCTTTTGCTTCTTCGTGATATGCTTTATTTCTATCCTCGATATATTTTTCTACTGCCTGTCCTGGCGTATCTTCCTGATATGCATTTCTGATTTCATCAGTTCCTACTTCGTGGACTCCGTTATCGTGTTTATTTCCTGCCATTTGGTAATAACCCCTTTTCTTTTAGTTTTCTAAGTCTAGGTTCAGACCTATTGTATTTTTGTGATACAATCGATAGATTAGACTTATCGTTGTTCATAGGGTTATTATCCTTATGATGTACGTCTTTTCCTTTTATATCTTTTCTATCTTTTAAAATTCTACGTGCTTCATTTCTTTTTGCACGTCTTTTAATTTGTTCAGGTTTAGAGTGATAATCTGCATACTCTTTTTTATAATCCCTATCTTCCTCAACCTCTTCTTTCTTATTTTTCTTGATAGATTGTCTTGCAAGTTTTATTATTCGTTGTTGATGTGCTTTTTGATTAGACTTTTCTTTATCTCTTAATTTATCTGCAAGTCTTTCTTCAATAGTTTCTTCGGATTGTGATTCTCTTTTCTTTTCTGCAGATTTTCTATCTGCATCACGTTTTGACTGAATCTGTTTATCTTGTGTTTCTTTTTCTTTTTGACCTTCTACTCTTTTAGTTTCTCTATCGTGTCTATCTTTAAGTGCTTCTAATTCTTGTTCATGGTTTGCCTTGAGTCTTTCCATTTCTTCTGCATGTTTTGCCTTAAGTTGAGCTGCATCAACAGCTGCATCTTCTTGTAGTGAATCACCCATTCTTAAAAATAGAGTTCCTTTCTTTTGTTCTTTATCTGATACAGTCATTCCAACCATTTTTGCAATTTGATTTACAAGTTTTACACCATCTGACTCTCTCTTTCTATATAAGTTTTCCATTTTCTTTTGGATTTCTTTTGCAACTGTTTTTATAACTTGATGTGCTGGTGCAACTAATTTACCTTCTTCTAGTTGTTCACCCATAACTAAACCTGATAATTGTTGTGCAATTACTACGAGTTGTGATTGTGGTAATGATGCAAGGACTTCCATTTGTTTTTTAGATAAACCTTTGACTTTAGATAATGCCTTTTTGATATCAACCTTTTCTTCTATTTCTTCGGGAACACAATTAGGAACCATTTTGTCCCCTTTCTTTTTCATACCTTTTTGTGTATATCCATCCCAACACTCATCCTGTTCTCCTTCTCCAAACATTTTCTTATACTTCTTAGTGTGTTGAGAAGGTTTTGTTTCTGCACCTTTATCGCCTGGTGCAGGTTCTGTACTACCACCTTTACTAAAGTGAGCTGCACGTTTATCTTTTGTAGACTTAGACATTTCATCCCCGTCAGCATCTTTTGCATAGTACTTTTTAGGTTGAGTGCCTTTTTTATCCTCAACATCTTTATCCTGTTGAGTTCGTCTTAACTTTTCTCTTAAACTTTCTAACATACTACTATTTAGGTCTTTTTAGACTGTAATTCCTGTTCTCTCCATTTCAGAGCAGGTTTGTTTGAAGGGAATGAAGTAGTCCATCCCATTAATTTTGCATAGAGACTATTTGCTTTCTTCTCTAAAGTTTCGAGGTCATCATCATTTCTTACCTCTACAAAGTCTCTACCAAAAATCTTCTTAAGATTATTCATATTTTTTTGTGCATTTTCCCAGTCTTTTTGCACAATTTCTTTTGGTAATTTTCTCGGTCTCATTTCATTTCGTTTTTGTGCATTATCTAGAGATGCGTTTACGTATATCATTTTTGATTCATATCCGATTTTATCTAACATTGTTTTGTATGCCTTTACCTTTGTAAGGTTTGCACTTGTAGTGTCAAATATCATACCAAGTCTACCCATAATATAGCCGTCCATATTCTTTGCAGTAATCTTTTTTGCCTTTGCACGGATTGGGTCTACTTTACTAAAGTCTGCACCTCTAAGGTCAAGTGTAAGTCCTGCCTTTTTAAGTCCGTTCTCGAATGCTTTATCTGTATTAACAAGTTTAAGACCAAGTGCCTTTAAAGATAATTTATCTACGACTGTAGATTTTCCTGAACCTGGCCCACCTGAGAAGAACACTGCCTTGAATACGCCTGGGTCATATACACCTTCTGTAATCAAATCTTCTACCATATAGTGTGGAAGTGTTCCTTCTGCAATACCCATTCCTTTACGGATATCTTTATATAATAATTCTTTGTCTCTTTTATTTCTTGTTGGAACTCCGTCTGAGAATGCATCAAAGTCTCCCTTCTCTGCATATGCTCTCATTTTACTTGCACTCATTCCACTTACGTCATCACTATTAGAATCTCTTTCTCCTGCAGATACAACTTCAATAGAATCAAACTTGTAGAATCCATGACGTGCTTTAACTCCGTTATATTTGTTCAATAACATGTCAAATTCTTTGATACGGTCTGAACCTACAACCATTCTTATTTTTTTATATCCTTTATAGTGTAGTTCATTTGCAATATCAAACACTGTTCTTGCATTTGCATCAACAACAATTCTTCCGAAAAATTTTCTTAGATATTTTATTTTATCTTTGTGTGATAGTGGATTTTTTTGACGGTCATTCGAGTGTGAAGTAAACAAAAGAGGTACATATCCACCACCAGTTTCTTTCTTCAATTTATCGACTAACTTTGCATGTCCAGTAGTTGGAGGGTTAAATCGTCCAAAGGTAAATACTGCACCCTTGTCTTTTGCTTCTGTTAAAAATTTACCAAATGTTTTCATTAGTTATCCCAATTCTTTTGTGCAGTAAAGTTATTAAATGCAAACTCCATTCTATCTACGAGTTTTACAGCACTACCTGTTTTGTCAATTGCAACATATCCTTCAGGATTTACTGCTTCAAAACCTTTATCAGTCTTTTTGAAAGTTCCGATACTCTTTATTCTATTTAGTCCAGTGATGATAATCTGTTTTGCTTCTACTAGATAACCCATAAAGTCCGTCAAGTTTTCGATAAGTTTTTTAAGACCTCTCATTTCTGCGTAAAGTTGGTCACCTATTTCTGTTTTGATTTGTTTAGTTTTTTCCATTTTAACTTTTGCAACTACTTTATTTTTCCAATACGATTGAAAAAATTGCATGTATCCATTATAAGAAGGATTGTATTTACCGTCTCTGATAAGTGTATTGCAATATGTCTTGTATGAACCACCAGCACCTTTTTGGAGTATAGTTTCTTGCACTTTCATAAACTTCTCTAATTCTTTTCTTTTTATACCATGGAATGCTTTACCTACTGCAGTGAGTTTTGAAGTAAGTGCAAGTGTTTCTTTTGCAGTGAGTGTAGAATTACCTGATACGTCTTTGTATGTCGCATCATCAACCCATACGTCTCTACTTTTACCTAAAGTAGAAATATTTGCACCAAAAGATGCAGATAGGTCTTCGATTGAACTACCAGTGTAAGTAGTGTGAAACACTATTCCCATTTTTGCATCGTCAATCTCTTTACCCAATACGGAGTCTTTTTGAACTGCGTATAGAATAGTATTTGGTTGGAAAGTTATAAACGATTCACCATTTATTTTTTGTGTCTTTTTATCGTCTGTAAACATCAAATCGCCTTGCATGACATTTGACCATGATAATTTAGATAAGTATTTAAAAGAGGTTAGGAACTTTTCCTGTAATTGATTTGAAAGACTTGAATCGTCTTTGATTTCTTGTTCAGTTGTATAAAACTTAGGTTCTTTATTAAAAAGTGATTTTTTTGCAACAAAAAATCTACCATCATCAGGATGTTTTCCACAAAAGATTGCAGGAGCTCCGTCCCATTTGACTGTCATGTTTACTGAAGAGTTAGAACTACCCTTCATCATGTCTCGAAGACCTCGTAAGAAGTTTATTGCACCACGACCACCATCAATCCCCTGATTGATAATCTCGTCTTCTAAATGTTCAAGATGTAAGTTTTTTGCACCCATAATAGTAATTATACACTTTTTTCATGTGTTTGTCTACTATTTAGGTATTTTTAAAGGGTAATATTGATTATGCAGGGTCAGCTTGCATAGTTGCAAGAGTAGATTCTGCAGTTGCGAGTTCAGACTCTTTTGTTGAAATCCAAGAAGTCCAATCACCGTTTTCATAACCCTCTGAACCAATCATTTCCCACTGCCACCAATTGTAGTTTACATCAGGAACCATAGTTGTTCCACTATCGTCATATGGTTCTTTGAGAGTACCTGTCATTGAATTAGTTTCAGAATTGTATGTTAAACCACTCCATGTTGAGTTTGGATTATTAGTTCTCCAGTCTGACCAAAATTCAGTTCTAGTTCCATTCCACATACGAAAAGGATTACCTTTTCCTACAAAATTGTATGAAACGTCTTTAACCCAGTTTATATCTTCTTTTAAACCATCGACTATGTCTTGTTGGGCTTCAATTTGTTTTGTTGTATAAGGCATATGTACTCCATTAAGATAAATCCTATATCTTTATTTATACTTTTAAGTTCTTTGTTTATGTACAGGTGATAAGAATTTATCATAAATTTCATTAAAATTATCACCTTTATACTCATAATCTTGTGTAAAGGATAACCAAGTTTCTTTTGATTTTTCCTTATCACTTGTATATAAGTCTTCCATATATGTGATTGGAATTGCAAGTTGTTGTGATAAAGTATTGATTACCTTTTCTGTATATAAAAAATCATCAATTAAGGGTTTATCCTTTTCTGTAAGTTCTACGGGTTTAAACTCATACTTATCCCACCATGTTCCATATTTGTGTGCATGTAGAGCCGATAGTAATCTTTGAGACAAATCTCGTCTAGTTATTATAATTACCTTATCAAACTGTAGACTAAACTCCATAAACCATAGTGTTCTTACCTCTGCATCTTGTTCATGAGACAAAGATTTCAATTCGGGGTCAATATACATTTGATAACATGGAAGACATTTTATCACATGGTTATCGGGAACTACAAACTCTTGTGTTTGTCTTGGTGATTTCTGATAATCCCAATTGAAAGGTTCAGATATTTGTGAGAGGTTATAATGTTCTGACAAACACCATATCAATCTTGAAGTTCCACACCTACCCGAACCAAGTATTAAGACTTTCATATTTTAGTAAGTGTACTACTCTTTAACTGTTTATCTATTTTGGTAATTTGTTTTTTAACAGATTCGTCTTCTTTGTTTTGCCTAAGTTTTTTCTTCAATTCAATTTTTTCTTGAATCTTATTAATCACATCGTTAGGTTTTAATGTTTTTTTAACCATAATTTCTAAAACTTGGGGGTTTGTGCGACTCCTCTCTCATACCAAATGGAACTTGAACTGCAGATAGATTTCCTGAAATTGTAATTCTATAGTCTTCAGAGGTATAAAAAGGATATACAGAATGAGTTGTTTCTGAAGGGAATATTAAACCCACCCCCTCATGTTTTTTTGATATTCTTATAGAATGGTCTGTATTGGTTTTAATGTATGGGTCGATTCTACTTATATTAAAACAACTATTTACTCCTGATTTGTCATTAAAACAACTATTAAGGTCTGTAAAATAACTAAATTCATCTGTATCATATGGTATTTTCATAAAAATCACAAATGAATAATCACCACTATGTGTATGTGGAGGATTAAATTCATATCTTTTTTGATAATTTACCCATAACATATCTAATTGTATTGTCCATTCGGTACCATCAGAAGTCATTTCTTTTATTTTTTGTTGAAAAGAAGGTTTAAAATTGTCACCATCTAAAATATCAGCAGATACTCCAGTGTATTCAGGTATAACTTTTCTAGTTGCTTTCGTATCAAATCCATAAGTGTCCTCATATTCATATACTAAAGATTCTAAAAATATACTAAATTTTTCCCATAGTTTTGGTTTAATATTATTTAAAGAAAACTCACTTTGTAAATGACCTGCAAGGTTTGGAACCATAGTATCAGTAAGATTATCATTTGGTTCTGTGCCTATATATTCATTCATAATCTCTGAATATATGTCTGTTGGGAGTTTGAACTGTACAACTCCACTTGTGGATAATTTCAATTCTCTTGTAATCATATTTTAAAATCACTATATTTTGCATGACTCCCTTTATCAAATACGGGTGTATCATCTGCAGAGTCATATAACTCTTCTTGTGCTTCTTGTTCACAATCGTAGAGTTTCATTCTACTTCTATCGATTCCAATGACAAATCTTTTAAAGACTGTAGGGTCATTGTATCGATTCTTTAACTGTTTGACTACTAACTGGTCTAGTTCTTCTAGTTCGTCACTAGTAATCAATGCAAACATAAAGTCTGCAGTTGCAGGTAGACCAAAAGATTCTGAAGTATCAGTAAGTTCGATATCACTATTTCCATAACCACTTCTAGTAGTTTGAGTTGCACTCACGATAGGGACATCATACTCAACTGCAAGTCCTCTAAGTTCTTCTGCAATACTCTTAACCAATGTGTAAGAGTTTGCACCTTGACCTGGCCTTACTCTATGTGATGCACATATATTTAGGTAATCTATGAATATCATATCAGGACTAAAATCCTTTTTCAAAGAAAGTTCCTGTAATAAATGTCTAAAGTGTCCTACGTGTGCAGATGCAGTAGGATATTCTTTGATAATCAGTTTACCTTTAGTTTTATCTCTGAGTTTATCAATCTTCTTATCATACATTTTCTTAGATAAGTCGGGAAGTTCTTTCATAGGAACGTTCATGATGTTCGCATCAATACGTTCTGCGATTCTCTCTTCTGACATTTCAAGTGTAATGTATAGAATGTTCTTGTTCATCATCAGAGCGGCACCTGCCATGTGACACATGAACAATGATTTACCAACACCAGTTCCTGCAAGACAAATGTTTAGAGTCTTATTAGGTAAACCACCCTTAGTAATTTTGTTGAAGTATTCTATATCAAACGGAATCTTCTCTTCTTCCGTGTGATAGAACTCAAATCGTCTATCTGAATCCTCTATTTGGTCGTGTCCAATGTGTGTGTCAAAGGACACGGAAAGTGCATCTTTCAATAGTTCGGGTATTTCACCTTTAGAACGTTTAGACTTTTCATCCAAGACTTCAATAGAGTCCATGACTGCAATATAGATTGCTCTATCTTTACACCATTTCTCTGTTTCGTCTACTAACCACTCTTCAGCAGTTTCTTCGGATGTTCCCATGTTCTGTAGAATCGTTTTTGATGACTTCACAACATTATCGGATAACGTTGTGTTGTTATCAAGATTTATGAGAAGTGCCTCTACAGTTGGGGATTTATTGTATTTGTCAAAGTAAGTTCTTACTTCTTTAAATACAGTCTGTTCGTCTAATTCGTTGAAATACTCTTCCTTAATGAAAGGAAGCACTTTTCGTGAAAAAGAATTACTCTGAATCAGATTCTTCAGTATTGTCGTTTCTAGTCTCACCATACTTAAAATATTCCTGCGCTTTTTCCTCTAATGCATTCATTACATCTTCTGTAAAATACTTTTCGGGATTGTTATTGATTGTCTTACCAAACTCTGTCTTACCGTTTGGAAGTTCCACTCTTGTAGACGATTTCTTAAAGATACCGAATGCAAGTGCCATATCGAGTAATCCGTAATATCTATCTAATCCTTTGTCATAGGATAGTCTTACATCAACTACTCTATTCTCTACGGTCAATCTTGACTTCGCATTTTTACAATGAATTATATTTCCAATTACTTCGGTTCCTTCCTTCTCTTTTTTCTTTGAAAGGTAAACAATAGAAGAGGCTGCATATTTCAATCCACTTCCACCACCCATTTCTTTTTGAGGGAACATAGAACCAATCACATCATATGTGTGGTTAGTGACAATCATAGGAACTCCTGCACGACCAAGTTTTAGAGTTAAGACTCTGAATGCACCCTTTACTACTTGGGCACGTGTCATGTCTCTTGTCTCTTTACCGTCTGCAGTGTCTTCGATTTCTTTGGTTGTTGATAACATACCAAGTGAATCAAGACACATCATCATTTTTGGTCTTTTTTCTTTAGGTGTTTCTAGATACTTATCTAGTATACTGATTGCTTGTGTTCTGAATTCTTGAACCGTGACAACTGGAATAATAACGAATCTTGAAGAATCAATTCCTCTTGACTCAATCATTTCTTTACTGATTGCAGATTCTGATTCAAAATACATTACTGCAGAATCAGGATTGTCTTCAAGAAACTGTTTACACATTCCTAGTGCAAAGAAAGTTTTACCTGTTGCAGACTCACCTGCGATTGCAGTGATTTTGTTTGAAGGTAGTCCACCGTGTAGTGAACCACTCAATAATGCGTTGAAGATGTAGGAACCTGTATCAACAAAGTTATCTACGTCTCCAGCGGCAACTCCCTCAGAAACTATATTTGCATATTCGTTTCCACTGGACTTGACTAAATCTTTTATAAATGACATAAAACACTCCTCATAAATGTATACTTACTAGTATACTCTAGAGTCTAATGTCTGTAAAGGGGTTTTTTTTAATTTTTTTTGTGGTCTTCTATGCAATCAAATTTGATGTGTTCTTCCATCATAGTTTTGATTTGTTTTATCTGCATTTCCATCATAATAATAAAACCAAATATAGATGCAATTGATAGAATGTAAAAACAATCTAAGGGTGATAATGTCATAATTCTACCTCACCTTTTTCTAGTATAATTTCTCTATTTGCGAGGTGTTGTTGTTCGACTAAATCTTTGTTTTCACCATTATATTTTACTGCATGGTGGTCTTTAATCATTTGGTCATTGATATTAATTTCTGTTTCGTATACGGGATGACCTTCTGCAAAATGGGCTATAATTGTTCCTAGGATACGTCCAAACTTACCCTTGTCGTGTGAAATTAAAGATAGACTTTCTGCACTTTCTAATAGTTTTTTAAGATGTTTTTTGGATGCTTTACCAAATTTCTTTTCGACTAAATCTCTTGTTCTAGATTCAGGTGTGTCTATTCCGACCATTCTGACTCTTTGTTTTTTTAGAACTGTAGAGAAACCTAAATCGATATCTACGTCAATTGTGTCACCATCTACCACTTTTACTACACTTACTTTATACTGATACATAATGTTATTTATACGGTTTTGAATTGCACTGACACTCCACATCCACATGCAGATTCTTCATTAGGGTTATTGATTCTAAACATTTCATTCAATCCTTCTTGTACCCAATCAAGTGTAGAACCACTCAAATATGGTTTTGACATTTCATCTACAACTACTTTAAATGCACCATAATCTACAAGTGTATCTGAATCAAACAAAGGTTCTCCCTGTTCTATAAAATATTCAAATCCTGCACAACCACCGCCTGTGACACCAAGTCTAATGTATTCTACTTTCTTTTCAAGTAGTTTTTCAATTGCACTGTCTGATACTTCAATCATGTAATTATTTATATCTTTATGTGGTCGTATCCTGTATCTTGACCTATCCATGCACGTGGATAATGTTTTTTTATAAACTCCTGTTTTTCTTTTTCATGTACAAAAAAATAATCTTCGTATGGTGCATGAATTTGTGACTCGGGGTCAACTAAATCTTGAACTGTAGAGACACTTCTTTGTGCAGAGATTGGAAACGGTCTATACTCCTGCAACCATGGATACTTCTCCTTTGTCATCCACAAATCATTAGGACTTAACACTGTAGTGTCACAATCTTCTACAAATATTTTTGCGGCATCAGGTTTCATTGCATATGCATGATGACCTAAAAAGTTTTTATCCGTAAGAGTTTGAATACCATCTATTTTTGGTGTGTTAAAATCTATGTATTGTGGTTGATAATATGTGGGTTCACCAAAAGTACAACACATATCAAAATCTATATCAGGAAATTCATCTATAAAAATTGCATCATGTTCAAGTATAAGAATAGGTTCGTTGAGTTCTATACACTTATTCCATAAAAGATAGTGTGATGCAAAACAACATGCAACTCTATCGGGTCTAGGATAATTATCAAAGATGTTTGGTCTATCCCCTAGTATATCTTTACAACCTCTTTTAGGTGTAATTGCATCGAATATTTGAATTTCTTCTTTATAGGAATATAAATCTGCACTATGCAAACAATCTTTAGATTCTTTTTCAGATACTGGATGGTCTTTAATTCTAATTAGAAATGTTTTCATCGGGGTCTATTGTTTCATATGTCCACAAATCTATATTATTTTTTATATGAAGTGTATTTTGTTTTCCTTCTTCTTCTGAATCACCTTGTACCATAGAAAAAGTTTCTCTAACTACAAAAGGCCATGGATAATATTCTTCTAACCATGGGAATCGAGTTTTATTTAAATAAGTATCTGCAGGTTCTATTGAACCTCTAATTGAATCTTTAATAATCTCTCTTGCACCTTGAGGTTTCATTAAAACTGCATGATTACCTATAAAACATCTTGATGTAAGATTGTTTACACCTTGTTTAAATTTTTTATCTAAGACTTCTTTTCTATCTAGATGAGGGCCCCAACTTGGTCTTCCAAGTGTAATACATCTATCAAACTCTATATCATGTGGAAAGGGTAATTCTAATACTGCATCATGTTCTAATATGAGATAAGGTTCTGTATCTTTTGAACACCTATCCCACAATGTAAGTTGTGATGCAAAACAAGATGCAACTCTCTCAGGAAAAGGTTCCAAGTCTAATATCATTTGTCTTTGATTACCCGTAATACTTCTTATAATATCTCTAGGATTATCTTTAGGTGTAATCGCATTAAACTTTTCTACATGCAGTCCTTGTTTTGCACAAGACTCTATACACCTATCTGCAATCTCATGAGATTTGGAGTGGTCAACTGTAATTACAAAACATTTCATGCAAAAAAACTATCCAATGATGCAACTGGTTCTACGTTCCAGTTTATTTTCTCTACGATTACTTTTAGTGGTTCAACAAATGACTTGTCAAACTGCATATCATAATCTACAAATCTATGTAGGTCAAACTCACGAGGTAATATTGACTCAAACGAAATTACATTTTCATTGATTGGATTTGGTAGTGTAAGATAGGTAAAGTGTATCTTAGAACCATTCTTAATTAATTCATATCTCATGTCTAAGTCTTTTTTCTTTAACTGATTATTATATAGTAGAGAACCTCTGACATGAATCGGTGTTCCTTTAGAGTAAATTGTAGATGAATCTGCATATTGAGCAAGGTTCTTACAACCTCTAGGGAATGCAACCTCTTCTGCAGGAAGGTTTCTAAACTCCTTACGTGCAGTTTCTACGAACTCCCACAACTCTTGTTCACTCTTTGTCATGACCACTTTGAGTGCTTCTTCTAGTTTGTTTCTGACCCATTGTGGAGTTGAAGATTTTGCAGTTTCGATACCCATCATTTTGAGTTTAGGTTCTGCAAGTCTTACACCTTCGTTATCGTAAACGTTTAGAATGTATCTTTTCTTTGCAGTCCAAATACCTTTGTCTGCAATCACCTCACGTCCCATTTCCATCTTTTGTTGGAATGCATTCGTGTATTGTGCGAGGTTATCAAAACCTTTTTCTAATGCATCTTCGATTTGTTTCTCTGCTTTGGATAGAAAGTCAATTACCTTGTCCTTCGGTGTGTCTTCGGGAAACACTTGTGACACTAGTTTGTCCATTGTAATGTAAACTGAATCAGTATCGATTGCAATTACAAAATCTTCGTCTTCTGTTTTTAGAACTTTGTTTAGATATTCGTTTACAACTTTCTCTGCATGTTGAATTACATACTGACCACTGAGTGTAATCGCTTCTGCGAGGTCTATACTAAAGAATGCAAAGTATTGATTTGCAAGAGCTCCATATGCAGAGTTCAATGCAATCTTACGAACCTGTTGATTGTTGTATGCACGTTTGATAAGTGTATCAAGTTCTCTTTTACGTTTGATATCCGTGCAAGTTTCCTTCTCCTTCTGATACTCAATCATTCTCTTCTTCCACATCTTACGTTCATCGTAAAACTTTTCCATAAGTTCAGGAAGGAAACCTTGTTTGTCACGTTTGAACATGACTCCGTTAGGTGTCACGGTATTGTCGCACTGATACACATAAGATAAATCACACTCTTGATTGAGTAGACGTTTTACACTTGTATCTTGTCTTTGACCCATCACCATTTTTTCGGGTGAGATATTGAACTGCATAATCAAATGTGGATATAGTGAGTTCAAGTCAAAAGACATCACCCAGTTATGACCACCGACTTGTGGTTCCTTAACGAATGCACCTGCAATAGGTTTCATCTTATCATTACCAGTCTTTAATCTTGGTGGTGGTGTTTGAATACCTTGGTCTTTTAAGAAGTTGTAGATAATAGTTTCCCAATACTTCACCATTCCAAACACATCAGAATAATTACACTTCGCATTGTATGCCATAGTTTGTGTTAGTTCGATAAATCCAAGTTTCTCTTCAAGTTGTTCTACGAGTAATACGTCTTTGACATTGTATTCTAGAAACTTTGCATAGTCCTGTTTGTAAAGTGTATGTAGATTACCATACTCTGAATAATCTAATTTACCTGTTCCAAGTTCTACTTGTGCAATGTGTTCTAGTTTGTAGGATTCTTGATTGACGAATGTATGTTTACGATAGAGTTGAAGATAGTCAAGAACATTTATACCATGTAAAGTATAAGTCATTTGTTTTGTCCCCCAACTAGAATGATAATCCCTAACGTCTGACATATTCCATGGTGAAAGTTTCTTATGTTCTCCTTCACCAAATAATCTATCAATACGATTACAAAGATATGTGATATCAAATGAATCTACGTTCCAACCTGTAATAATATCAAAGTTAGACTTTCTCCAATAGTTTACAAACTCTGTAAGTAAGAATGCTTCATCTTTACAGTTGTGATATACAATATCAGTCTTACCATGTTCCCATGGGCCAACTCCAAAGACATGTGCATCTTCTCCATAAGGTTTGATACAAATTGCATTGACCTTTTCATTTGCAAGCATGGGTTCAGGGAACCCATCTTCACATTCACACTCAATATCAAGTGTTGCAACCTTTACAACTTTATTATCAAATTCTATATCGCCTGGGAATTTATCTGCGATGTAAGTGTAAACCCATCGGTCATACCCATGGATTTCAAATCCTTCTACACCTGTATATCTCTCTTTGAATTTCTTTGCACCACCCATAGAATTGAGATTGACAATCTCTAGTGGTCTTCCATCTAATGAACGATAAGGAGTGTCTCCTTTCTTTGATGGGATGTATAAGTTGGGTCTGTAAGAAACTGCGAGTTTCTTTTGTTTACCATTTTGATATCCTCTGACAAGGATTTTGTCTCGGGTACGAGTGACGTTTGTGTAGAAATCCATACTGTAATGATACTACAGTGGGACTATTCTGTCAAGGTCTTTTGTGGTCTATCGTTTAATAAATCTTGGACTGCTTCGTATTTTTCTTTTGCGTTTGCATACTTTTCAATTTGAGTGTCAAGTGCTTGTGCAACATCAGGATGTTCACCGATACCAGCAGGATTGTTTTGATATACATTAATGTTTGCCATTGCAATATCCATTTCACCTTGGTATTGTGATGCAAGTGCTTTTAATAGTGTTTCTCTTCCCATTATTTGTTTCCTGTATTCTTTTTATAATTTATTTCTAAGTTTGGTCTTACCTTAAATATAGTGATTATTGAACTCTTGTTCACTTCAAAATTATACTCCATTGCAAAAGGCAACCATGGTGCAAGTTCTACTTCCATTTTACCGTCAATGATTTGAACTAAACACTCTTGTGCTTCTTCTATGAGAAGTTTACCACCTAACTTTTTTTCAGTACAGAAACCCATAATAATTTCACCACCTATTAATTTGACGGCACGGATTTCTTTATTTAACATTTCTTACAATCTCTTGGAGTTCTATTGAACGTCTTCCCACTTGTTTAAACCAACGTGAGTCTTCCATTTCGACTGCAACCTTTTCCCAATCACACTCAACAACACCTTTCCACATATTATTGAACTTACCAAATCTAGTTCCTCCTAGATTGAAAGTCATATTAATAAGAACGTGTTGTATATCTTCGGGAAGTGCATAGAAGTCTTCTCCTCCTTTTGACTCAAATACGTGAATTGTTTCTTCTACGTGTTTTTCAAAATCAAGTTCGTAAACTTCGTCTACCCTTTCTTGTGATACTGGTGTACCTTCAGGTTGTCCATATTCAGGGTCACCTTCTTTGACTAAATGTCCTACACCAAAAGTTAAATAACCAAGTGAGTCTTTATAAATTTCTAGGACTTCACCTTCGTGTCTTTTAATCTGTTCCTTCAATATCTCTTTGTTCATTCTCTTTTTTCCTTTGTTCGTCTATGAGTTCAACCAATATGTCACCCATAATCTGTTCTAATTCTTCGTTAGTATTTAGTTCTTCTAAATCTCCACCTGATTCAGGAAGTCTTCTAATTGTTCGTTGAAAGTTTAAATGATTCTTACCCTCAACAAATTGAACCTTACCATACTGATATACTAATCCTTTGTAATCTCCTTCTAAGATTTCAATACCTGCATCAGACTCATGTGGATTTTCCACTACTCTATATAGTGTTCCAAACAACATTAAAAGAAATCCTCTAGTGTAGAAACTTTTACACTTTGAAACATATCAATAGTTTTGTCTTTACTAAAACACCAAACGTTTTCCATATAAAGTTTATTCATAAATTCATCCATTGCATCTTTATCAAAGTTTCCATCTTCATCTTTGAAGACTGCTTTACCTTGTGGTCTTTGCATGATTCTCATACCAACTTGACCTAAGAAATTATCTTGTATCATATCTACAAGTTCGTCTCCTGACCTGTATCTTTTACCGTGTACTTTAGGGTCAAGAATGTTTATCAATAACACTCCACTATCACTCAACGAATCAAATGACTTTTGTGATACAGGTAGATAGAAATCGTCTCTCCATGCATCGTATTCATTAAACTTTGACCATGATTGGTCTTCTGAATGTTCTCCACCTTCGTTATATCTCTCTGTTGAGAAATATGGTGGTGAAGTAAACGAACAATCTATTGGTGGTAATTTTTCATACGGTAAATTCTCTGCACCACATCTATAGATTTCTACTTTTTTAGAACCAATACATGAGAAATAATTTTCCCCTTCATATAAGTCGGGTTCTTTGCCTGTAAGAATTTTTTCATACTCTATACATTGTTTTTTATATCTTTCAAACGTATTAGGATTTGGGTCACAACCTACATAATGACTTGCATTAGATGTATAGAAACCACATAGTCTATCTCCCCAACCACATGAAGTATCAAGAACTGTATCTGCATTAGTCATTGCATAGATTGTTCTTGCAACATTTGGTTTGAATTGTGTTGCAATATATGTTCCTAATCTAAATGCAGAGATATAACTTTGTTCTGTAAGTTCTCCACCTCTTAATTCTTCTTTACCGTCAATTACTACTTTCTTTACATCATTGATTCCTCTCCATATAGGGCCGAAACAACTCCATATATTCTTTGCAGTTCCTTGTGTCCAAACTTCTACTGGTGATTTAAAACCATAACTCCCACATGCAAGTCTTAAGTCTTGGTGAAAGTAATTAGATGCATCATTGTATATGGAAGGTGCATCTATGAAACCTAATCCATATTCTTCAAAATTATATTTGTAATCGTCATATTTTTCTAACACTTCTTTTTGCAAATCTTTCTTTGCAGTCATAGTTTTGAATGGGTCTGAATCACGAAGTTTTAGAAATGTTTTTCTCATTTTTTCATGAGATATCTTTTTAAATGGGAATGGAGGTCTTTCAGTTGCGATATATTCTGATAAGACTTCACGGAAATGTTCTTTACCATATTCATTGGTCAAAGACTCAAAAGTGGGATTATCCAATATAGGTAATCCCACTTCATTTGAGTGTTCTTTAAGAACCGAATAGAGTTTAGATGTTTGCAAGGACATTTTCAGGTGATGATACTTCATAAGGGTCTGATTCTATATTATCACCAAAACCTTCTTCTGCAAAGACCTTTTCTACAATATTATCGTTTACAACGATTGCATATCTCCAAGACCTAATTCCAAAACCGACATTTGCCTTTTGCACACTTGCACCAAGTAATTCAGTAAACTCACCATTACCATCAGGTAGTGGATAAACATTCTGAACATTTTGTGATTCAAACCATGCATTCATTACGAATGTATCATTTACTGATAAACAGTAAACTTGTTCTACACCTTTTTCATTGAACTCTGAAAATTTCTCATCAAAGCCAGGTAATTGGTATGTTGAACATGTTGGTGTGAATGCACCAGGCAGTGCAAATATCACTACTCTTTTTCCTGCGAATTGTTCGGTTGTGTTTAATGTTTTAAACTCTCCGTCAACTCTCACTGGTAAGTTAACACTCGGAAGTGTTTCTCCTACATTTATCATAATAATCTCCTTTATATAAAGATACACCCATTATACAATATAACGGGTGTATCGTAAAGGGGTTTTTTATTTAATTTTAATTGATACTGGTTTATCCTCTTCAGGAATAACTCTAATCAATTTGACGTGTAGAATACCATCTACCATGTCTGCACCCTTGACTTCAACATCGTCTGCAAGTGTAAAACTTCTTTTGAATGCTCTAGATGCAAGTCCTTTGTGAACAAAATCTTTTGAGTCTTCGTCAATTTTACCTTCGATAGTTAAGACATTTTTTTCTTTAGTGATATCAATATCTTTTTTACCGAATCCTGCAACTGCAAGTTCAATACAAAAGTTCTCTGCATCTTCCTTTACAATGTTGTAAGGTGGGTAGTTAGTTTGTGTGTGACTGGATAGACGATTGAGTTCGTCAAAGTATCTATCAAATCCAATTGTGAGCGGTCTGAATTGACCAAATATATCTAAGTGAGTCATAATTTCTCCTTTATTAAGCAAGTTTATATTCCTAACCTCTTATGAGCATTAGGTGTAGAGAACCGAGCACTTTTGAAGATAGTTTTCCCGAAGGTCATACCCGTGCTCTTTTGAAGTTCTCTTACTATATTATATAGGGTCTTTTATGGTTTTTTCAAGGGGTTTTTTGAAAAAAAGTTATCTTTTTTTACAACTACTTTTTGCTCTTTGAATTACGTTTAGATTATTACCTATGACCAATACCATAAATCTATTGGTTGAACGAATGGATGCGGCGTTCAAATTACCATGTTTTCTATCGTATTCTAGTGCTGGTGTTAATAATCCTACTTTGTAGAAAAATAACCTTTCAGGTGTTGGGTTCTCACCAAATAATGGATTTGCTTCTTTAACACAATCATACTTTAAACCATGGATTGTTGACCAAACATCTAAAAATTGTAATGTGGTAAAAATTACCCAATCACCTGTAGAAGGTGGGTCAATCAGTTCCCAGTGGTGTGTATATACGAACCTTTTCGGATTTACCCTTAACAAGTATTCTGTCGACTTCTGTAAATGCTCTTGATGGACACTGTTGATAAGTTCGTTCCGATAACAACACGTCCACCCCATCATAATTTCTTGTTTGTCCCTCGAGTCGAGCTCCAAGGTTGACGGCATCTCCAATGACGGAATAGTCAAATCTAACTTCTGACCCCATGTTTCCAACGATGCACTCACCTGTAGAGATACCAATACCAACATTGATAGGAGGAAGG